GAGACACTCATTAATAAACTAGTTACTATCTCCTTATTACTTTGAATTGATTGTTTAACTTCTAATGGTTTGTTAACAGTATGCAATGCATTGATATGATTAACTTTCTTTTTTAAATACTCGGCGGATATTTCCCGGTTATTGTACGGTTCGACCGGGGCGTTTGCTATTCGGCCAGCATCTTCATTACTTAGGTTATTATCGTAAATGATTCGCCGGGTAGCGCCTTTAATCTGCGGATAATGGCCGCTTACTTTCTTTACAATGCCTAGGCGCTCTAATCTTTTTACCTGACGCGACACGGCCGGAGTACTTATTCCGATATCATTCGCTATTCTTTTCAAGCTTACATGTGAGAACCCGGCTTTATTACAATAACTACTTAATACAATTAACACTTTATAACTGGCCTTTGTCATGTTCACATTAATAACACTCAATGGAATAACGCTAAATTTGCGCTGATCCGGGGCCTTTACCTTTTCTTTTATCCTGGGCCTTTTTGGTAGTATGTATAAGTTATCATTCATATGCTTACATAATAACACTTTTTAAGGCCATACAAGGCCCGCCACGCTGTTTTTTTGTCTTCTCCCTGGCCCTAGTATTACTAATATTAACCATTCTATAGGCCTTTAAATTAATTCTACTTGCTACCTGGTAACTTGTCTTTTAGATATATAACAGATATAATCTAGATATGCATGGCCCGCCGTGCGTGTTATCTTAAACAACTATATAAGGAACTAAGATCATGGATACAATAACACTTAATAAACTCAAGCAAGCCGGGGAATATTACTTTAAATTAAAGGCAGATTCTAAAGCCGTTTATATTATCAATCATTACAATCATTGCGATAAAACGTATTCCGTAAGCAATTGCGAGAATATGAAAGAGCGTTTTATTAAAGCCACTAAGCCGGTATTTATTGGCTTTACTTACTAATCTTAATAACTATATAAGGATATAAGATCATGAATTTATTCGAAGTTACATTTTTAATACTAGTTTTATTAGTTACTTGCGCCGCGTCTGTTGTCTGTACTATGGCCGGTTATCCTATTGTTGGCCTTTGTGTCCTGGCCGCTTTAATTATTTCAATTCTCTTTCTAGTATACCAGGGGGTTATTTAATGGCGCACCCTAAAAAGTTTAATTTATATATAGATCCGGGCCACGCATGGTTGCGCGTTCCATTATCAGAATTGCATCGGTTAAATAGACGCGGCCCAAGTAACCAGTTATCTTTATTACAACAAATAAGCTCTTATTCTTTTATTAATAATGAATGGGTATACCTTGAAGAAGATCAAGACGCGGCCCTATATTTGGAACGATTAAAAGAAGATGGCTTTGATCCTTTCAATGAATGGGGATGCGTTAACGAAATAATCAGCGATAACCCGTCACAAATTAGAAATTATAAGCATTTTGATTATATTAGTATTATTTCCGGGGGGGCTGTTTAATGAAAAACTCAATTATATATAATGGCCCATCTTTAATAGACGGCTCGCCCATTGTAGTTATCGCCCTGGTAAAATCTAGCAATAAGAAAACCGGGAATATGGTTCAAACTTATATTATCCGGGCCGATATGGATCCGTTAACCGCTTCAAAGCATGGCCACGACTACGCTATATGCGGTAAATGTGATCATAGGGGCCTAGCAGATCCGGACGGGCCAGGGAAGCAAGCAATTAAAAGATCATGCTATGTAACGCTATTTCATGGCCCTTTGCAAGTATATAAAAGCTTTAAAAAGGGTAATTATGAGATAGCCGGGGATATTCCGGCCCTTGCATCCGGGCGCATGGTTCGCCTAGGTACTTACGGGGATCCGGCCGCGGTTCCGTCTCATATATGGGATGCGCTTTTAAAGGATAGCGTGGGCCATACGGGTTATACGCATCAAAATAATGTACCCGGGGCGGATGTACGGCCCGATTTAACAATGATTAGCGCGGATAACTTACAAGACGCTAAAATAGCTTGGCAAAGCAAGCGCCGAACTTTTCGCATTATTACGGCCGTTAGTGATAAAGCAGAAAATGAGATCCTTTGTCCAGCATCCGAGGAAGCCGGGCGCAAAGCTCAATGTAATGAATGCAAGTTATGCATGGGATCACATACAACCGCGCCTAGCATTGCAATAGTGGCCCACGGGAACGGCGCAGCTTACATTAATTAGTGTTAACTCATAACGGCTCTTTAAAGGGCTTTTATGGGGTTGTCATTAGATAATCATTTAATAACTATATAAGGGTTAAATATGATATGGAATATATAACATACTTGCGTGTCTCAACGGACGCGCAAAAACAGAGCGGCCTCGGCATTGAGGCCCAAAGAAATTTAGTTATGTCGCATATAAAGCAGCATGACGGAAAACTATGCGCGGAGTTTATCGACTACGAGAGTGGACGGAAAACTTCGCAAATTGCACGACCTAATCTTCACGCAGCTTTGCAGCTAGTAAAATCAACGCCTGGGTGTAAGCTTTTATTGGCCAAAACCGATAGGATAGCAAGGGATTTACATTTTATCTCTGGACTTTTAAAGAATAATGTCCCTTTAATTGTTGCAGGCCACGAGCAGATGTCTAAGCTTGAATGGCATATGCACGCAATGATTGCAGAGCATGAAGCCGATATGATCTCAACTCGAACTAAGCAAGCCCTGGCAGAAGCTAAGAAAAGAGGGGTTTTACTTGGAGCGCCGCGAGATCAAATAAAAGGCATTAGCGCTATGGGTGGCGAGTCTATGCACCTAAAGGCCTTAAAACATCGTAAAACTATATCGCCTCTTGTACTTCAATGTATGAATGATAAAAGTCTACGAAGGGATAAGGTCCCAACTCGCCCAGATCTAGATAAGATAGCGGAACGCCTTAACAATCTTGGTATTAAAACGGTTAACGGCGGTATATTTAAAACACAAGCAGTTAGAAGTATTATTGAAAAGGAGAATTTGTACAATGGCTTCAAAAAATAAGCAAGTAGCAGAAGGAAAACTAACATCAGATGAGATCATGACCGGGAGTACATCGTCAGCAGTTATGGGCGTTAACCCTTGGTCGACCCCTAATGATGCATTACAAACAGCGTTTGATTCAGTACTTGGAAAGCCTAGAAAGAAACTAACTTTTGAAGCTTTGCATTGGGGAACTCAATTTGAGGTTGATATTGTTGAGGAAGCTTTAAAAAGATTGAATTTAAAAGATTACAAAACTTCTTTTGACAAGGGCTTTACTCATAAAGATGTTCCTATGGCCGTAAGTTTAGATGCAACAGCAGCAGGAAATGGTGAAACTATTATCAGCGATTATGATAAGGGAATTGTTTGCTATTCGGAAAACATTAAACTAGAAGGTCCTGGAATTATTGAAGCCAAACTAACTTCGCATGAAGCTGAGATGGAACTTCCACTTTATCGAGGTAGGATTCAACTACAAATGGCCATGGAAATAATGGGTTGTAACTGGGGAGCTGTTGCCGTTTTACATCGAGGTATTAAAATGATTACTCATGTTTTTGAAAAAGATGAGGAACTTATTAATGATATTAAAATATCCGCCATTGATTTTGATCGTAGAGTTCAGAAGTTTAGAGAAAATGAAGAGACTGAATGGTATGATTTTACAACGGCTAGATCAGCTTCAAAAGTATTTGACCAGGCCAGTGAAGATACTGTAGACTTGTCTGACATGGAAAACGATATCCAAACTATTCAAGAAAGCCGTGATGATATTAAGGACTTAGAACAAACTATTGATGTAACTAGCGCCAGAGTTATGGCTCGTATGGGTGATTCTAAATACGGGAATGCTGGTCGTTTTAAAGTAGTTTGGGGTGAGATTAATTACAGAGCCATGCCAGAAAAACTAGTTCCAGCAAAAGAAGCTAGGACTATTCGTGTAACTAAACTAAGGATAAAAGATGCCTAAATCTGATTACGATTCAAAAGATATACAAGATTGGGTAGCAGTTTTACAAGGCCATTGCGTGCCTAATGCAGACCCTGAAAACCGGAAATTTGCTTCAGCAGTAAGAAAAGGAATGCTAAGTTTATATCCAAAAACTAAAAGGTTAAGGTCGCGATTATATGATTTTAAACTGCATGGACCAATTGATGAATTTAATAAATTACATAAAGGAGATAAAAAATGACTGAAGATGTTATGTGGTATATACCTGAAAATACTTTACAGGCGCATACTTACCAAATGCGACAACAGCAGGAAAAAGCAACAAAAACTATTAATAATTATTTAGGAGATACAGATGGAACAGATAACTTCGGGGATTGCTAAAGCATTCGTAGCAGCACAAAAAGACTTTGAGAAAACTGGGTTAGATGCTAAAAACCCACATTTTAGAAATGATTATGCCAGTCTTGCTGCATGTATTGGCGCAGTTAAAGATGCATTAAACGCAAATGGCGTGGCTCTTGTACAAAAAACTCATGAGTGTGATAACGGGGTAAGAATAGAAACTATATTCTTGCATGAGTCTGGTGAAACTATGTCTGGAGGCATACTATATTTACCTGCTGAAGCACCAACTCCGCAAAAATATGGATCGGCCCTCACCTATTGCCGTAGATATTCTCTTTTAGCTGCTTGTGGTATTCCGCCAGAGTCGGCACTAGATGATGATGGGGAAGCAGTAGATGCTCCTATGAGACAGAGGCAAGGAAACAAAACACCAATGCCTGTTCTTAATTCAAAAGCACCGGTACTGCAGCCAACAAAAAAAGCTGGAGCCTGAGTCTGCCAGGCAAAGAAACTATAGAAATAGCAGATGAATACAAGTTTGTTGAAGCTTATGTTAAGGTAATTAAAAAGATTACTTCAGCTGAAGTTGCTAACCAAGAAAAACTAACAAAGTCAGACATGCTTTACAAGGCTAATGCTGATTGTATTAAAAGGTTGCAAATCTCTGATAAGTTAGTAATTAAAACCTTAATGAATGATGTCTTTAGACACTACAAAGTAGAGGATTAATTATGAGTGATCTTAATTTAGACCCATCTTTAAGTAATGATGTCAATCCTCTTTTAGATATTGAATATGTTCCTTTATTGCAGTCGATATTACATCAAGCAGTACATGATGCAATTAAGTTAAAGCTTACTAATCCTCACAAATTAGATGCTACAAAATGGCTGTGTGATGAAGATGATAATATGTTACAGTTATGTTTAACTTCTGTTAATATGAACTATGAAAGTATGTTAAAAAAGGTAGCAAAGCAAGGATGGAACATCAATTTATAGTAGTAGATGAGTATGGCGATAGCCTTCGTGCTTTTCCTGACAAGGAAAGTGCGGAGGTTTTTGTTAAATTAAGACCAGGTTGTTGTATTGAAAGAATTCCAGAGCTTTCACAAGAGGAATTTACTGATATATACGGTGAGCCTCCTTTCTAGCTTTACAGTAAAACTATCTTATTTATTTGGTACTATCCCTTCAACTAACTAGAAAAAATGCAGTGGTGAGCCTTGTACGAGGTCGTTTTTAGTGTAATGACTTAGGTTTTGGTTCAACTAGATATAAATCGGCTCCATCACAATGAATGATCAAATAATCACTTTCATCCTCGGAAAAACAAATCTTAATCATAGATTGATGATTATCTTCTAGCAATTCTACATTCCAAATCTTGCGGCCAACAATCTTATCTAAAGTCTCAGCTTGTTTTCCGTCTGCTTCAGAAGTAAATTCTATATCTAAGCTATCTTCTTGATCCATTCCCCATCCTTTCCAAATACCATTGGCATTAATTTCGGTTGCCCATGTATAATCATTCCGCATCCTACAATAAATCGAGATTTGAAATTTCGAGCATAATCAAACGCAAGAGATGATTGCGAAGTTAAACATCCTACTTGCATTCCCCAAACTAACTGATCTGGATTACTAAAATATCCAATAGAAAACTTAGAATGATAATGGCCCTGAACAACATGCATACCCATCTGCATACTAAGTTGTAATATATTGGCGCTCATTCCATGTGTAAAGAAGCAGCGTGAGCCATCAGATAAAGTAATAACAATATCATCTACCCATTCCCATTTTTTAGACACACCTAAGTATTCATTATAAGATTTTAAGTAATCAGTGGGTAGTCCATACTTTAACGCTCTTCTATAAACAAGCGATGAATGATTAGAATGTACTAAGGTCATCTTTGGAAAAATCTTTTCTAACTCTTTGATATAAACTCTAGACATTCTTAGCTCATCTCCGGCCGAAGGTAGGTCCGGGTTACTATCGTGCATACTGATAGCGTGTTGATCTAACTCATCACCAATATTAATAACTAAGTCTGGCTTGTATTTTTCTTTGAGGGCTTTTAAAAAATCAAAAGAAGATCTA